CCTTGACAGGATCATGCGAGTGAGACTACCGTCTTACCCGTTTGTGAGAGTTAAGGGACTTATGTCGAATCAAAAGATTCCCGCTCCTTCCCCAACCACTAAGGTGGCTGGTAGGAGGCGGAATCTGGTTCGTCGTCCCCGTTCTCGAATGTTTGTGGAGCACAAACAGCTGTGGAATGCTGTTTGGGCAGCTCTTATCTCTTGTGGTCTCGGAACACGGTCGGGTTCTTGGGCACTTCGTCGTTGGGTGGGCCGTTCCTGCGGGAGGAACGGATGGCTTAAAACTGCACAGTCTCTGAAGGAGTTGTGCCACCAGCTTCGTGCTGGTGCCTTGCAACAGGAGCAGAGAGCCAGGTTTGTCAACAACGACGGGGTACCAAAGCGCCTTCATTTGTGGCTTGAGAAACGACTTAGTGTCAAGGGTGCTCTTGCCTTCAGCAGGCTCGCACGCGCACTTCCATGCGCTCCTAAGTCGTTGCAAATGAAAGCTTATACCGACCATTTGCGAACCCTCACAACTAGACACGAAACTGAGCCCGGTGACTTGGCTATGCTCAAGCATTTCGTGGCGTCGAAGTTGCGAGGATCGTTCCGAAACTGTACTTCGTTGTCCGTACCTACATCGTCTGCTGCCACGGTTGAGGCTGGGCGTTCCAAGGGTGGATTCAACACTGTCCTCTGTCAGAAGGTCAAGGAGGCCGAGCAAGCCTCTCTTGGTTCCTTCCTTAGCTTCCTTAGGGGAGCTCCGGATGATGACAGCGGTGAAGTTTCCGCCCTCGCCCGTGTCCTCGAGCGTGGACCCAAGCGACGTAAGAGGCACAATGTACATCTTGAACCCAATGTAAGGGAAGCGGAGCTCTCTTTGCGGTACGCAACCGCAAAGTTGCTCAGAGACTCCGTTGGTTCTAGGGTTGTACATCATGCCTCTTGCATCGCCGAATTGGGGATGAAGGCACGGATCATTACCGTTCCGCCTGCACACACGTTCGCCAGAGGGGACCTTGTTAGACAGGTTCTCTGGCCTGCCATTCTCGACAGAGTACCAGAATGTCTCCCTTATGCCCCGCATACAGAGGAGTCTATTCTGTCTCGATTGAGTGGAGGCTTGGGCGGGGCACAAATCTTCCTCTCGGCAGATTTGTCTCGTGCGACAGATGGGTTCTCTCATGATGCGATCAGAGCTGTCGTCGACGGCATACAGAAAGCCGGCCTCCCGGGCTTTCTTGTGTCGGAACTCAGGGAATCCCTGGGTATCGGCTCTGAACCACATTATGTTCGTTACCAGCTGTCTAAACTTGTCCCAAGTGAACGTGCAGTGTGCGAAAGACGTTATCAGTGCGTTGATGGGTTTGTGGAGGTGCCCAAGGTTAGGGGTTCCCTTATGGGAACCCCTTGTAGCTTTGCTATCTTGAGCCTCATCAACGCCTGGATGAGTGAGCAACTTGGACCACGGAGAATCATTTGTGGTGATGATTTGTCCGCCGTCACTCATGCTG